TATCAGAGGCTCTCTTCATGTAACTACGATTATCTACTGGAACTACCATTCTTAATCACTCCCTTTGACCAGTGTATTAGGACCACCGGCTGTACTGAAACTAGTTTGCATATCATCCTGTCTACTTCTTCTGGCTCTGTTTCTGAGCCTGTCTATCTCACTCTGGTACTCCTGCTGCCACGCCGCTGTGGTATTAAAGCTTTTCATAAAGAGAGAAGCCTCTATCATGGAAGCATAGAACAGCGCGTTCTCACAGTGAGTGGTGAAGTAGTTTGTGGGACTTGCAGATGTAATAGTTGTAATCTGTGCAATGAACCCTATCTGAGAATCTACCGTGGCAGAGGGCGTGGGGGCCACTCTGATCTCTGTGTTGGTCTTAAAGCCATAGTACCTAGGTGTACCAGTGGAAGCTGACACAGGCCAGTAGTCCAGCAGGTATTCATAGGGTCTATGCTTCAGCTGTGTTCTGGCACCTCCTACTTCTATGGAGAAGGTCTTGATGATCTCTCCACCCACAGGGACAGAGACCTCTGCTGTGGAAGCTGATACAGCTACACTGGCATAAGAGACCAGACCCTGATCATCCAGATCATTCTGCATCTTCTCCTGTGCTCTCTGTATCATGGCAGGGAGAGCACCTACAAACTCTGAGCCATCGTTCTCAGTAGTTTCTATGATGATGCTGACAAGAGAATTAAAATCCACAGTCTAGCTCCTAGCCATAGTAAACATAAATTTTGCCAGCGTTACTTGCGCCAGCAACAGAGACATTTCCCTTGCACCGGATACCGTCGTCTTGCATATAAATACTATCACCAGTGTTAGCAGTTAAAACAGGTTGTTTAATAACAGGACCCTTGGAATCTCCTATGACAATTTCTGCAGCAACGGTGACAGCGTAGGTGTACATTCTGATACGAGTGTCAGACAGAGTAACGCTACTGATGGTATCCACCAGAAAACCATTACCACCTGCACCTCCCACCACCTGTGCTATTTTAGTTGTAGTACTCATTCATTTTCTCCTGAGTAAAAAAAGGGGAGAACCCTGCAAGGCAAGACTGCCCTCCTGATCCTCCCCTTATTATAGATCAAACTTTATATCTTTCCAAACTGCAGAGGGGTTATCTTTCCACCGCTGCAAGAATGTAATCAATGGTCAGGGTCTTAGCAGCTGCCTCACCATTTTGAATACCGAAAGAAATAGTAAGGTCTTCGTCATCAGGAGCATTGGTGGTGCTTGCAATCTCTCCTACCTTTACGTTATCTTGGTAGGCGCGGAACACTGGACCACCAGTGGCAACGTCCAGAGGATCATACTCAAAAGAAAGCGTGACAAACGTATCGTCTGCCATTGCGTTCATCTCCAGAGCACTCAGACTAGAATCGTTGTCTTTCTCAATGACAAGATCAGGCTGAGTATCACCATCTATTTTTAAGAAGTAAATACCATCTGTAACGTCCAGAGGGGTTGTATCAGTGATCTGAAGACCCATGACAATCTCTGACTGCGTAGCATCATTGGTTTTAAATCTAGCCGTAAAGAACATTCTTTTGCTAGAATCCCACTTGAAAGACTCACCCTTCAACTGGAAGAAGTCTAGATCATTGTCTGCATCATCATTGGTGATTAGTAGTTGACCACCTGCACCTGCAGTGATTGCCTCTGAGGCATTACCAGAACCAGCTTCAGTGGTGGTGATGGTGTAGATACCAGAGTGGTACTCAAAGAAATCATCGTAGTACGTGTAGTACTTAAAGGGGTCCATGTAAGGGTAATTAAAAAGCGGGTTACCTTTTACTTGGTTAGAAACTCCGTTTGGAAAATGTGTAGGCATAGTGAACAGTCCTTTCCTAGACCAGCACCCCAGAGGGGTACCATTCAAATATGTAAGTGTGAAAAAGCAGTGGAGGAAGTTTTTAGGCTCCCTCCACTACCAAGTTAAAAGTACTTAGGCTCCTTGTGAACCGAAGTAACCTCTCCAGTCAGACCAACCGAAGCTGTAACGCTCTCTGGCTTTGAACCGGAGATTACCCGTGTCAAAGTCAGGCTCCATCTTAGTGGCAAGCGGCGCTCTGATAAACATCTTTGCTCCGTTGGGAACATCAGTTTTGATAAAGAACGCATCAGGGTCACTGAATCGCTTGTTCACCATGTAACCAGAAGGGAGCATACCCTGATGGTTAATGGAGTTGATGTTGTTATCAGCCGTGTTTGACTGATAGGGGCTATTCAGAACACGGTCTGCCGTGAACTGGTTGCTAGGGGCAACGTGCAGAGAAACTGCACCCGCACCAATCAAGATACCTCTATCATCTTTCAACGTCTGAATAGACACCAAAGCAGTTTCTAAAGCAGCTTCAGAAAGATCAACCGTACCCGTGGTACCAATAAGGTTACTTTGAGTACCGTCACCCACCGTGGGGTGGCTGGCGCTGAACATTGGTTGTCCATCTCCACCACCGTAGGCAGTGTTGAAACCTTGGTTGAACGTCTGAGCAGCTTTCGTCTGCTTCGTACTTGCCATGGAACGCGCAAGCCCTCTGGCACGTAGCTTGGCAAACGTGTCATACAGGTTGTCTTCCATAGCTTCCTCGGTTACAGAAAAGGCCAAAGCTATCGTTTCAGCCGTATATCTGGAAGTGTAACTTTCTTGTGCATTGTCATACTGGACAGCAGCGCCTTCACCCTTGACAGGTGCCTCGCCAAATCCAGTGAAGAGGACTTCTTCTTCAAATGCACGGTCAGAGTTCTCTACTTCATAAAGAACACTGTATTCATCAGCAACTTCTCCGTACTCAATACCGAAGACGGCATTAAGACCCGGAAGAAGCTGTTTGGCAATACTAGCTCTATTAATAGCCATTGTCTAAGCTCCTTTCAGGTTAAGCGCCAGAAGACACACGTGTCAACTGGTGGTGGATAAGTTGAACTTCCGCAATCGGGAAGGCACGTTCTGAGGCGTTGTCAATGTCGTTACCGGGGGTATCGAGAAAGTCAACGATACGGAACATTGCGGCTACGCCACTGGTACGACTGGCAACGTCTAGGCCAAAACCTGAACGTCCAGTAAAGGTAGAACCCGCACCTCGGGTAACTTCAAAGTTTAGTTCCATGATGTCGCCAACAGAAGCACTGGCGTCACACTGGATTTCAAACGTGGCTTGCGGATCATCACAAACAATTGCATAAGCATTGCTTGCCGACGTTCCCGTGGGCCAGTGTTTGCGGAATTTTGGCTCACCGTCTTCCTCGTAGTAGCATCCCATGAACACACCAATTGGGTGATCAGCGGCACCGGAGTCATTACCAACAACAGATACATAACCACCTCTGACGTGGACAAGATCACCCGTGAAGATGTTCCCGGCAGCGCCAGATGCAATACGATAGTTACGAGTCTGCGTGGTGTTGGCACCAGCAGTGTAGCGACGAGAAGGAGTGAGACCGTTTAGGGCTTTTGTAGTTGTCATACTACGCTCTCCTTTTTAAAGATGAGTAGAATAAGTAGCAGGCGTCTAAGCCTGAAATTGTGGCATTCTACCCTTGGTTACAGTTGAAGTGCTACTGTTTGAAATGGGCATTTTGGAGGTTGAAGCCGACATAAGTTGTTGGTTTACAGCCTCCATAAGGTCGTTAGCTTTTCCTTCGTAATAATCATTTCTGGCAACTGACTTTCCACGGGGCATCTTGGCTAGAGCGACATCCCCCCGTACAACGCAGTTGGTATAGCGTCCGGTATCTAAAACAGTGGCAGAGTGTAACATCTCAGGAACTTCTTCAGGAGTTACAAATACCCATCCCTGCGTCATCTTGTTACCTACATTCTTGTAATCATCTTCACCTTTGAGGGAGATACGCACCCAGCGGAGAACCATGTCTTCATTGGTAAATCTGTCTACAACACCTGCAGGTACATCAAGATAATTTGGTTCTTGATAAGTGTACTCTTTTGCTTCAGTTTCCCTTGTCTGTGTTGCTCTACTACTTGCTTTACTCATCTTTAAACGCTCCTTCTTTTTTTGTTACGCGCATTTACCTTAACCAATTGGTACATATTCTCCTGCTGCACGGTCTGCCCGTGCTTTTTCAGCAGCATACTTCTCAAGAGGGATATTCCACTTCTGAGCTAATCTTACATCTTCTTGAGTAAGTTTAACTTTTTTAGAAGAGGAGTTGGAGGGAGAACTGCGCGACTGTCCTGCCACCACCTGTTGAGTATTTCTTTGTGCAGGAGCTTCCTGTTGCACTTCTTGGTTAAACTTGTGCGGAAACTCTTGCCTCATTCTAGAGTCCACCTCTGCATAAAAACTTTGAGAGGAGGGATCATAACCTTCTTCTTTAAGCTGTGCGTCTATTGTAAGAGCCGCTACAGTCATAATGTTATCAGAACCAAACCAAGTGTTCTCTGGCTTTTGGCTCCACTCCACTGCTTGTGGATCATAGTCAGTGGCCTGAGCTTGAGCCTGTACTTGCTGCTGCTCTTGTGCGTACTGTTGCCTCTGTTCTCTTTCTTCCAGAGTTCTTTCGTACTGAGCCAGCTGCGTTCTATTCTGTTGAATGTTATTTAGGTCAAGTTGAGACTTACTTAAAATCTCTTGGGCCTCTAACATTTTTTCTTTATCGCCTGAATCATAGGCAGCTAAATAAGATTGTTTGGCCAGTTCTGTTTGCTTCTGTAGTTGCTGCTCTGTTAGATCAAAGGTATTCTTTTGCAGGTCTACAGTGCTTTTATCTCTGCTGTTTACAGTTTGTATCAGAGACTGACGCTCTGCTTCTAACTGTGCAATTTTATCATCACGTTCTTTCTTCTGCTTTACCAGCTGTCTTATTCTTTTCTCTGCGCCCTTGGTCTCAATACCGTCTAGTTCAGGTAGAGTTTCTTTTGCCTCTACAGGAGGGGCAGGTGCAGGGTCAGCTTTTTCTTCCACCTCTGGAGCATCATCTTCAACTTCAAACTCCACTGTTTCTTTTTCTGAGGTAGCTGAAAGATCAACTTCGTTCCAGTCCGTAAGTTCTTCTGCTACGTTTTCTTTAACTTCTGCTTCTTGTTCTTCGCTCATTTATACTTTCTCCATAGTTGCGAAACTAAGATTACGCTTCTTATCTTAATATTAATACCATGATTAGTTTCCTAATACAAGGGTAGTATCTAAATCTTCTGGATCAGAGATTCTCATCAGGACCTGATCATCAAAGAGAAGGAGGAGCTTTACGCCTTTGTAGACAAACTTGGTACCAGATAGTTTCTGGTAGCAGACGTAGTCACCTTCTTTACACCAAGCGCCTGCAAGAAATTTATCCTTGTCTTCGTAGGCCAGTGTTCCTACTTTAAGAACTCTACCAACCGTGGTGAGATAGGCAATGTCATCTCTGGCTCTCTCTGGTAGAAGGATTCCTCCTTTTGTTTTTTCTTTGATAGAGGTAGGTCTAACAAGAACATGATAACCGGGAAGGTCTGGAAGAACCTCTGGGTCCGGTATATCATTCTTGGTAATCCACGCATCATTAGTAATAGCCCCGCCTAGTTGAGGATTAATCATAGTTATCTTCTCTCTCCATTCTATTATTGACAATACGGTTTAGTTCTGTGGAAGCCCACTCAATTCCTGAGATGGTTCCCACCAACTGCTTATATTGGTTATAGTCTTCTACCTGTCCGGTTGCAAGCAAAACTTTTAGTTTCTCTTGTTGCCCTGAAAAAGCTTCTTTAATCTCCTGAAACATATCCATGATATGCTAATCATACTACCTTTGATCTGGTCATCCTACGCTTTTTTTTAGAAGGTCTTTTCTTAGACTGCTTAGAGGTAGACATGGCAATGGCCACTGCCTGAGACTGTGAGTACCCTTCTCCTTTTAATTTTTTAATATTAGCTGTGATAGCTTTCTTACTTTTACCGGGGGTCAGAGGCATACTAAATAGCTTTCGGTTCGTAGGGGTTGGGGTTACTTGCCATTCTTCCACCTGTGGATCGCTTGGCCACTTGAACTGGGTCATCTCCCATGTTCTTTAGTGCTTGAGCTACATCATCCATTCTTTCAATAATTCCGGGTCTTCCAAGTTTTTTAGCATTTTTGTATTCTTCATTGTTTAAAAACTCTTTGGCAGCTTCCTGAAACTTTCCTTTGTTGATAAGTTTTCTGGTCTTTGGACTTGCTTTTGGCGTCAGAGTACCTCTGTAGTAAGACTGAGTCAGCTGCAGTTGTAAGTCTGTAGGGTAAGTGTCAAAATTAGGATAGGCTTTTTTAATCTCTTTTAGACGAGTGTCTAGGTCTTCTCTGAGCATTTGATCTGCTTGTTCTTCTGTGATTCGAGTATCTTTAGTTATAGGTTTTCCTTCAAGGTCTCTGGTTCTTCCGTAACCAATGGTATAAGGATCACCCTTTACAGGCTTTCTTGCCTTTAGTATAGGTGCTCCTTCGTAGTACTTAATTGTATGAATAAGTGCATCGTCAAAAGAAGGTTCAGCCGCTACACCACCGTCTGGCTCTGGTTCTGGATGAGGAGAAGTTCTAACCTGTGTTCTAGTAACAGGCTCTTCAATGGCAGGGGGAGCGCCAGCAGAAGGAGAAAAAAGATTACCTAGGTAACTTTTAATTGAGTCCATATCAATCATAGAGCTTTCCTCGTTTGGTTCTTGTACTTGTGGAGTGGCCATTAGTCCTGAAGGAGAAGGAGCGGGGATAGGAGTAGGAGTGGGGGTAGGGGTGGGGGTAGGCATAGACATAGTAGGTCTCTTAAATCTACTACGCAGAATACCACCGGGGTCTTGTTCTTCCTCTACTTGTTGAACAAACTCTTGTTGTTTCTTTGTCAAGGGGCGTCTTTCTAAGTAACTTGGCAAGTTACCTATCAGTTGCCTCTGAGATAGTGGTGAATCTGCCATTCTTCTACCCTTTCTGTGCCATGGCCAGTAGAGACTTCATAGCAGTGTCCGCTGCCTTGATCTCACTGTTGTCTTCTGCCTTGTCACGCTCCAGTTCTAGCTTGGCAGCACTCTCCAGAGCCTTCAGGTTGTCCCTGCGTTCCTCTGTTTCCATCTTGCCCACGTTTAGAACCAGATCGCTCATGTTCTCTTTCTCTCTGAGGTTCATGTCACGCTGTTTCAGGGCAATCTCTGCAGAATCCTTCAGGGTTTCAGCCTGTGCCTTCTCTCTGTCAAACTCCAGACGCTCTTTCTCCAGTAGGAGCATCTGTTGCTCTGGACTTTGGGCCACGCCCATGACAGCGTTGGCATTTGCCACCTCTTCTGCAGCCTGTGCCATGACCATCTCGGTGGTTTTGGGGTCACTGGCTACTCCAGAGGCTTCTACCATGCCCAGAACCTGCTCTTGGTACTTCATAATCATGTGATCTCGAATATTTGCGTTGATTATGGGTACAATCTGCTTCATCATGGGGTTTGCCCCGGTGGCAGGGTCCTTTAGGAAGGAAGTTTTGAACTGAATGTGCGCTTCGTGGTTCTGCCCCGGGAAAGCAGCTATGGGGAGGCCCTTGGTGGCGGCTATGATGTCCGCCAGAGGGTCTCTTGGCTCTGGTTTTTGGTCCGGTGGGAGGATTTCGTCTAGGTTTGGGAAGTTTGCAGCGGTTAAGACCTCTCTGTAGAGGGCTGGCATGTTAAAAGTACCGGGAGGAGTCTGGCTGGCAAGTTGAATTGCCAGTTGTCCCAGCGCCATCCGGTGTGCAGAGGAGGGAATGTTGGGGTCAGAGACAGGAATAACGTCAATTCTCCCGTCAAAATCCTGTTTGAACACCTCTTGGTCTCCTCCCACTACCTCGTAGGGGTAAGAAGGGGGTAGATAGTCATAGTTTATCTGGGCCAAGACTGCAAATTCGTCCTTCTGTGCCTTGTGAAGGCGCTTGTGAATGGCAGAGAAGAACTTTGAAGAAGCTTCCAGTAGGGCCATGGTGGTTCCCACGGGTCCAGAGTTTTTGGAATCTGCAATCACCTGCTCTGTGGAGTCTGCAAACTTCTGTCCTGCGCCTATGACAAACTGCATCATGCCCATCAGGGTCTGAGAAGGTTCTTTATAGGGAAGAGTTACAATGGCCTTGTTCAGGTCAATGCCTGTGCTCTCCACCTCCTTGAACTCACCGGGGGCAATTGGTTCATTGTCTCCCACCAGCCTGACGCCTCTGGCCTTGAAACCACCGGGGAGGTTGGCAAACTGTCCTGCGTCTATCAAAGAGCGCATGGCAGTGGTGGCTGTCATGGTCAGGTTACCTAAGAAATGAATAAGACCAAGACCATAAAAACCAAACCCCGGTACATACTTGTAGTGGATAAAGTGAAGTTTCTTTTCTTTCTTGGGATCACCCTCTTTGTAGTTTCTTCTGATACAGAGGACCTTCTTGCTCTTCTCCTCTATGGTTACAATGTAAGGGTGAGCTATACCGTCTGGGTCAGAATAGGGTTCTGGAAGGTCTAGGTAGCAGTGTTGCTCTAGAAGAACGTACTGAGGGTCTTCTAGGTCCATGCCCCCGGAGGTGATGCCCATGATCTCGTCCATCTTCTGAGTCATCTCTGGTAGATCAGGAGCAGAAGGCTTGGAGAGTTCAACGTCACGGTACATGCCAGAGACAACGTCTTTCCTGAAGTCATTCTCTGAACGGAAGATAAGGTGAGTGTACCTGCTAGCTGTTCTGAGGTCCTTGGCATTATAGGAGACATAGAAGTGGTCCACGGGAACTAGCTCTGACACTGGTCTTTCCAGTAGCTGGTCGTAGTAGATTTTCTTAAAGGCAGACCCCATCACAGGGAGGTGGAAGAGAAGTCTCTCCTGCTCCTCAAAGTATTCTGGCATCTGCTCTGTCAGCTGGTAGTTCATAAAGTTCTTGACACGTTGAGCTTGCTTCTCGCGCTCAATGGTGGAGGAGCCTATGATCTGGGACTTTACAGGTCCTCCCGCTGGAAAGAGTTCTTGAGATGCTTTGCTCTGGAACTTGACCACTGACTCTATCAGGAGCGGGTGGACAGCTGTGCAGGCACCGTCAAAGGGTTCTGTGGTTTCTTCTAGCTTGAGACCAAGGAGATCAAAGCCACGCTCAAAAATTTGTTCCCACTCTTCTCTGGACTCCTTGTCACTTTCGTAGGAGTCTAGGACCATGTTTCCTATGTCATCTAGGTCATCTTCCTCTAGGTACTCTGCTAGGTTTTCAAAGTGAGACCCCATGGGACCAGAGATCATCATCTCTTCCATCTCTCCGAACTCTACCTCTACGCCCCCGTCTTCTGTGGGCATAAAGTTGACGATGTTCTCCTCTAGCATCTCTGCCTCTATGGAGGGAGTTTCTCCTCTTACGTCAAAGTTAGAGGTGGGCATTTCTTGCTGGAGTTCTGGCTCCATCATCAAGAGCGGGTTACGTTCAACTGCCATGGTCTAGACCTTTTTCCTTCCGGGTTTCTTCTTTGATACTATCTTCTTTCCCTTCCCTATGGTAGAGGTTTTTATTCTTTTCTTACCACCTCTGAGTTCTCTGGGAATGCTTGCTCTGGATATTGTCATCAGTATACCCTATATTGCCTTGGGCGCATAATTATTGTAAGGGTCCCGTTCTATGACAGAACCTCCTCTTTTTCTTTGTACCTCTACTACTTCCTCTTCCTCCTCAGTACCTAGGACAGCTCTAGCTGCTCTGGTGGGTGCTCCTATTCCAAAGTCTTTGACTAGCCTTGAGTAGTCTTTGTGACTTGGCTTTAGGTTAGCCACTGTCAGTGCTCTGAGATATTGCTCTCTTGAGCCAAACCCTTGAGGAACCTTTTCAGCTATATCTACATTTAGGTCTTTTAGAATACTTTCATATTTTTTGGTGGCTTCCTTGACAGCTTTTGTTTTACTACTGCTTAATCTAGTTTTAGCAGCTTTCTGTGTAGCACTGGTTGCACCTGTTTTATCCTTTACAAGTTCATATACCAAAGGTGTAGATACATTCATGTAACGATCTCCACCGGGAAGTTTTAGATTAAATAAGTCATGCTCATCATTTACAATGCTGACTATCTTTCCCTTTTTATCAATTGAAGTTACAACTCCTACACCGCCCATTTCATAAGCATCAGTTTTAGATGACCCTTTGATAATAGCTGCTCTTCCTTTGAGAACCTCTTCAGGGTTTAGAACTCTAACTCCTGATTCTTGTAGTTTATCTAGAAATTTTTTATCTGAGGTAAAAGTTTTACCAGAAGAGAACACAGAATTTTTAATACCTGCTAAGTTAAGATCAGCTACTCCTTTTTCTGCTGTGGTACTTCTGTAGACCATGCCTTTCATACCGGGGTCTATGTTTCCTGCTGAACCAGTATTTGCTCTTCTGATGTTCATTTGATAGGGTTTGGTGGGGTCCATACGCTGCATTGTTTTAACTTGGTCAAACATAGCCACCATATCCTTTTTATCTATATCTGCTACGTCTCCCACTTCCTTAATATAATCATCTACATCAAACTGCTTAAAAGTTCTAACATGGTCTACTTCATCTATGTTATCTAAAATACTTTTTAGTCCAGTGGGTCTTTCTTTTGTAGGGCCAAAGTATTGATTGGTAAAAGACCTTGATTGATTTAATTGACCCATGGCTTGTTTAGTTGCTTGAGAAGCTGTGCTTCTTAGCTTAGAAGCTTCTTTTTCAAGTTTCATAATTTCAGCTAAATCTTCATTAGATGGGTACTTACCATCTTTAAGTTGACGAAGTTCTTTTGTACGTGCTTCTAGGGCAGCAATTTTAGGACTAATCTCCTCGGATACCTTAATTGCTTTATCAGCTGCCCTCTGATCTGCCACAGAAATATTAAACTCATCTTGTAACGCCCTACTTGAAGGATCATAACGTGCCTTTCCTATGTTAGCTATATCTTGTGGTATTGTCTTTGCAACAGTTGCTGCTTGTGCTACAGGATTAGTAGCTGCATAAAAACCCGGTATTTCATTTTGAACATTGGCAAAAACTTTTTGTGCAGTTCTGGTGACTCCCCCTGAAGGAACAAAAGGTATAAGACCCGCTGCCATTAGACCAGCGTTGGTTAAACTAGGATCATCGTAGAGTGCCGCTCCGTCTGCTGCAAAACCTACAATGTCTCCTAGTATAGGAATAGGAGCAGTGAAGAGAGCAGCTTTGTCAAGAGGAGACATACTATCATATACTTCTCCTACTACCTTACCCGCTTTGCTTGCCAGTGATGCTAGTCCACCTTTCTCGGCCACTTTATTCTCCTAGTTCCAATTCCAGTAGGTTCTCTTCTTAGGTTTATTTTCATCTTCCTCGTAGGAGGGATCATCAGGGTGCGTAAGGTGCCAAGATTCCTTCAGGTAGTGTATGGCCATTGCCATGGCGTCTACTTGGTCATCGTGTCTGGCATAGGGAAACTGTATGGACTCTGCAAATAGGTCCTCGGCCCAGTCCTTCCCTCGGGGGAGCCAGACTCTTTCAGATTCTAGTATAGGCGTAATTGCGTGTACCCTTGCTACTTTATCACGGTCTGGGAGGTAATCCAACACAGGGAGACCTGCCCTACGCATATCTTGTATCAGGCTCTGCCCAGAGGCTTTCTTTTCTATGATACAAATGTCAGGTTGGTAGGAGTCGTAGAGGTCTTGCGCTGTTCTTCTTAGCTCTGGGTATTCCAGCCTCTCTCTGACATTTCCCAGTAGGATTATGTTAGGGGCCATGTACTCTCTCCCGGCTAGGTCAGTGGTGAGGTACTCAAAGATGCCCCATGTCTGGATCACAGAGTAGTCAGCGGTGCTCCGGGTGGAGAAGGCAGTGTCATAGGTTTGAATGATAAGGTCACACTCGGGCGGGTCTTCCAGTTCCCAGTTCTGGAACCAGTGGGCCTTGATGGCAGACCCCTCGTCAGGTGTGGGGTTCTGCATATACAGGGCTTGCCAGTACTTGCCCCCGTTGTTGGCCCTGATCTCTGCCTCGTCTAGTCGGAGGAGTTCATCAGGTTTCCACTCCGGGAAGTAGGAGGAACCCTCTGGCAGGTCTAGAAGTTTTGCTGAGTCTTCGTCTAGCCACGCTGGGATAGAGATAACATCCCACGGGATTGTATCTTCTGTTTCATTGTTGAGGAGCCAGCCACAGAGATCATCTTCGTGGTAACGGGTGTTGATGATGATGACAGAGCCGTTGGGCATCAGTCTGGTTCTGAGACCAGAGGGGTACCATTCCTTGATGTACCTGCGCCCTGCCTCTGAGAAGGCGTCTTCCTCTGACATGGCATCGTCTATCAGTGCAATGTGCGCTCCCCGCCCTGCTATCTGTGAGCGTACCCCCGCTGCGTAGTAGATACCGTTCTGCTTGGTCTTCCACTTACCAGCTGCTCTTACGTCTTCTCTGAGCGTGGCAGCGGGGAATATCTCTTGGTAGAGGGGCATCTTGAGTATGTCTCTGACAGTTCTGCCGAAGTCTGAGGCTAGCTGGTCAGAGTGAGAGATGCTCATTATTTCGTGAGAAGGAAAGTTTCCTATGTACCAAGAGGGGAACAGTTGAGAACAGATCAGACTCTTGGAGGAGCGCGGGGGGAGAAACACCATGAGCCTCTGTGGGTCTGGTGAGGTGACCACCCGCTGTAGCTTCTGACAGATTACTTCTATGTGTCTCCCTATTTTAAAATCAGGGACCAGAGAAGGAGCAATAAACTTGGTGAAGGAGAAGAAGTCTATCTTTGCAGCTTCTATGGCCTGTAGGTAGAGGGTCTCTCTGAGTTTTAACAAGTGTTCTTGCGGTGGAAGAACTTCTTGAGAAGTGCTCACTCCTTCCCTCCCTTGATCACAGAGTACCCTGAGATGTTGGCCAGCCTCTGTATGTCACCGTCTACGTCCGGGGTAAAGGTCTCGTCTGTTCCTTGGAAGGTGGTGGTGGTGTTCTGCTTGATCTCTTTCTTGTCAATGAACATGCCAAGGTGCTTGCCCATGTTCTCCAGAGAACGGTTGGCATTGGTGTAGTCCTCTGCCTCTGTGGCCCTCATATAGGTCTGGTACATTTTGTCTAGCACTTTCTGTGCGTTCCAAGATACCTTCTCTACAACGTCCTCTCTGAGGATTTCTATGTAGGCTCTGAGCTTGGGATTAGAGAGGTACTGCTGTGCTCTGCGCCCTGTTCTGGTACGGTCCAGTCTCCCGTCCTTGGTCTTCACAGGCGCGTACCCTGCCTTCACCAGTGAGTGTATGGGGTCATTGGTTTCTATAAATAGTTCTGCAAATCTGGTCTGTGTCTTGGTAAGATCGTAGGCTTCTGATCTTGCCTTGGGTCTGGGTTCCTTTCCAGATAACACTTCTTCTGTTTCACTCACTGGTGACTTCTCCCTTGCTTTACTGATATGCTCTTGGTTGTAGAAACTCTTGTTCTATTTCATTTAATAAGGTATTAAAAGATAAAACTTCTTTGAGTTCGTCAAACTCTAATGTTAATACTAACCTGATACCTAGGTGGTTTACAACCATATGATCTTCTTGGTTGTTGAATATAAACCTTATTCCGGGCCGGTAGGGTACCTCTATGACCTGATGGTTTATTGCTTCAGTGTCTCTGGAGTTCCTGAAGTATGTAGCGGAGGAGGAAGAGGAGGGAGCACTCCCAGACAGAGGAGGTAAGACAGTGTTTATACAGGTTCCCCTGCTGGAGTCACGGTGCCAGTTATAGACTGTTTTACTTTCCATGCACAGTACCCCCGCTTTGTACCTGTGCCTCTGGTATAGCCAAGAATAAAAAGAATCTGTAAGGAGGTGCTTCTCTGGGTCTATGGAACACGCTGTGAAGTTAAAGTATTTTACCCATTCTGTCTCCGGACTGAGGATTGTAGAGTAGACAGTCTTAGCACAGAACGGTTGCACTTCTGCCTCTGTCAGTTCTTTGAAGTAAGGTAGCATAGACTAAGCCTTGCTGCGCCAGTGTAAGAGAGACACCTCTCTAGAATATTTTTATTATAGTTTATAAGAAAGGGCCTTGCAAGGTCTTTGTTTACGTGTTACCCTAGCTTCAGCACTCCAAGAGAACTCTTATGTGTTATTATGTAATAGTAAAAGAATAATAAGAAGAATAATATTATGTGTTATTAGGAGTAGGGAAAAGAACTATTCTTTTTGTTATTTTAAAAATACCCCCGCCTAGTTTCAGAGTGTACCCCCGACTTTTGTTTTTTTCAATTTTGGTAAAATTTGCTCCGCTTATGGGGGTCCCTATATATATAATATGTTACACACAAAACTCGGTGACCCGGGGGGTGCCTCTTCTTATATAACCTCTTAGCGAGCCGCG